GTAACCTTGTATACAGATCCGAAGATGCCTTCTAAAACCAACTTATGTGTTTTAGTGCCATCCAAAGTTCCAGTAGTTCCTATTCTATAAGGAGTATTAGAGCATTTGTCAAGGATTGTAGTTAATGATTTTGCTTTAAACTGATGTGCTTCGTCGCCATAGACAACATCAAACTTTTCAAACCAGGACTTTGGAAACTTATAGATTGATTGCCAGGTTGAAATTGTGATAGGAAACTCGTTGGACTTTTCTTTGCCACCGTAAATCCTATGACAGTTTTCAGAGACCTTCCAATCAACTGCTGTAGCATAGTCTTGAAAGTCTCCGTACATCTGTTCTACCAACGAAGTGGTTGGTACTATGATTAATTGTTTTCTTCCTAGCTGTTGATGATAACGAACCAGGGAATATATAATGAGAGACTTGCCTGAAGCAGTGGGAGACAATAGGAGACTCCTACCTCTATTAATTGCTTCTGTGATTCCGTCAACTTGATAGTCTCTAACTTCAATATCTTTTCCATTGCTTTGTAGTTTTAACTCCTTTGTAAAGGTTTCAACGTAAGTCTTTGATACGGGATCGCCAATATCTTTGACATCTAAATTTAAATCGTACTCCAGTGTGTTGGCAAACTCTTGCAAATACGGCAAAAGCCCAACATATAATTCTTTTCTGTATATGTTAAATAATCTAGCTTTACCGTCCCACATACGATTACGGTAAAGAGGCATAAAACGAGCACCTGGAACATCAAACGTAAAATAGTCGTTGAGTTCTTGAGCGATACCTGGATCAGTATCGACTAATAAATGTACTTCGTTTTTCTTTGTGACTTTGATCATAACAAACCGTTCGTGAACTTAGTCCACTCTACTGCATTCTTGATATCCCATGTACGACTGTTCAGGGATCTCATGACAGTTTCAACAAATTGGAAACATGTTTTAGCATACTCTAACCTGTCTGCAAGTTTTATAATATCTGCATCGCTATCTAAAAACTCTTGCATTTCATTTTTAAGTGGCTGGTTTCCCAAATACTGATCCCAACCAAGAGCCTCTAACTCTTCTCTACTGAGTTCACCTCTGTAGTATTTCCACTTTGTCCTACGTAAAGCAAGCATCTGAGATTCATACTTACGAACCATAAGTCTATAGTTAGACAAATGATTTAAATATTTAGAATGTAACTCTGCTGTACGAACTGACTCTGAGCCTAAATTAAGCTCATCTATTTTACAATCCTGTTGCCACATATTCTGTATTTCATCAAGTCGCATAATATACTCCTAGGTGCTATATATAAGACATTATACACGAAACGGTAAAGATGTCAACGGTTAAGAATACCGTTTATATTTCTGCACTGATAATGTATTGTCTATACCTAAATGTAGCTAGTCCTTGGAAATACTCTGTATTACCTGAGGATATATCAAAGTCTAACCCACTTAAAGCAATAGGGAAAGCATCTTCAAATATAATTCTAGCGATTGGGTTATTATTAGAGTCCAAAACGAATAATGTGGCATCGCTTTTTTCTCCTAAATTGCCCTGTCTATGTTGCTTAAGATCAGGGAACCTGTAAGCCTGTTTTTGGGCATACTCTTTATACTCATCATGGTCTTCTGGGAAACCCAAACCCCTAAGCCAATTATAGAGTTCAGTATAGTTTAAAAGGTTCTCCTGTATTAGGAACCTAATTTGTAGCTCGCCAAACTGTAACTTATCGCCCGGTTCAGCATAGTCCACTAAGGGTGTTGCTACAATAGGAGTACCCATTGAAACATCCGGTATGTTTGCAGACTGACAAAAGAAAGACACGTTTGGAATATTGTGAACTAAAAACTTAAATCCGTTTGGCCTTAAATAATCTAACTCACTTGGATTGCTAGCTTCAAAACTTGCCTCTGTTATGTTTATCAGTTTGTCTACCACTACCTACCTTGCCCTCTATACTTTTTATATGAACGTTTTTTATGCTTGTTCATATGAGACATTGAGCACTTTACGCTCCTGCCTCTGCCACCTACACCTTGCGAGGTAGCTTTTTTAACGTGGTTAATCACTGCTTTACCACTGTTCCATTGTTTAGCCATAATATTACTCCTTTAACTAACGTTATTTATAAAACAAAAAAAGAGGGGCTAATGCCCCCCTTCAAAAATGTTCCCTAGGGGAATCTTTTTATTTTTATTACATAAGGTTTGTAACCTTAACTGATCTGTAGTATTGGTTTCTATCTGCAGTAAAGTTATCTGCGTCTGTAGAACCATCGGATGCCAATACAAACGGGTTAGCGATCATTCCATATCGAGTTTTGAAACCGATTTTAGGCTGGAATGTGCTAGGATCAATTGCTCTGACCATCTGTAAAGGAACATACGGACAGTAGAAAAGACCTGCGTCATAAGGGCTAGTTCCTTTGTAACCTACAACATAGAACTGGCTAGCAGCGCCTGTGTTTGCAGAATAAGGATCAATGTATACTCTGTAGCGACCGTTTAATACACCAGCGAAAGTGTTACCTGTGTCATCAACGTTTAAGTTAGTTGAAAGTGCTGGAGCGTAGTCAAGTACACCTGCCATTGCCATTGCAGAAGCTACGTCTGCGGAACAGATAATAAAGTTACCTTTTCCTCTACGTGTGTCTTGTGCAATTACGTTAGCGTCTCTTTCGATGTTGAACAATAAGCCCTTGAATCTTTCAACTGACCAACGTCCATTTGCATCAACGTCTAAGTCAAAAGTACCAGGGGTTGCTGTAGAAGCAGAACCTGTTTTAGCTACTTTGTAAATAGTTCTAATAACTTCTCTGTTGATTTCAGCTAAGATCTCTTGAGAGAGGATGTTAGAAAGTTCTGATTCTGCATCAAGACCATGAATAGCTTTAAGGTCCTGTGCAAGTTCAACAGTGTATTCTGCTTTCAGTGCTCTGGACTTAGCTGTAACGGTTGTCTTCTCGATCGAGAAAGCCATTTCGTTAAGTGTTGTAGAGTCACCAAAACCTTCTGCTGTAGAAGTAGAAACACCATTACCTGTTGTGTAAGTACCATCAACAGGGTTGGAGCCGGCATGTGTGCCTGCGCCAGAGAAGTCTGTATCGGCTTCGTTGAACAGGGCTTCTGTGCCTGTCTGAGAAGAGTAGTGAGACTTCATGGCAAAGATTAAGCCTGTAGGTCCAGTCATTGGCTGAACACCACAAACATCATAAGCCATAAGATTAGGCAATGCACGTCTAACTAAGCTGATCAAAATAGGATCATAGTTATCAATGCTTGAACCTGTTTGGTTTGCGTGTGTTGCTTCGAAAAGAGCAGCCTTTTCTTCACGAAGAGCTTTCTCTTGGTTTTCGAGAACAACTGTGGTTACTGCCTTTTTGTAGCTATCTTTGATCTCAGAAAGATCAGGATGAGCTAAAACTGGCTCCCACTTTTTTTGTAGTTCTTCTGTTAGAAACATTTAAATTTCTCCTTGTTTTTACAGTTACTATTATATAACTTATTTATTTATAATAAATTACTTTTTGATTAAAACTTTTGCGACTTAGAAATAGCTGCTGTGTATCTAGACATTACACTATTTTCAACTAAAGCTTCAGCCTCAACAGTATCCTCTAACTTCTCAGAATCAACTGACTGCTCTTTGGGGAAATAATTTTCCTTAACTACAGTAAGTTTCTGTCTGTAAAGCTCTTCGCTACCATAAGAAATATCTTCTACTAACGATGCAAATTTCTCTGCCTCTGTAGAAGCTAAGTCTTCAGCTACTTCAGCGAAAACTCTTTCTTTCTTAAGTTGGTTAGCTTCGTTACTAAGTTCAACGTTGCTCTCGGTTTGCTCGTTTAAACGAGATTCCAATTCGTCGATCTTTTGCTGCATCTCACCAAGAACATCATATTTTTCTTCTGGAAGTTCAATGTAGTGCTCTGTGAACACCTGTTGCATGCTCTTAATAAAGGACTCAGTAACTTCTGTTCTGATTCCACTCTCAAGTGCAAGCTCATTTTCCTTCATCCAGTTCTCAGTAACATAAGAGAGGTATTTGTCGATGCTCTCAACTAATCCTTCTTTAGCTGCTTCAAATTCTGTGTTAAACTGTTCAGTAAGTTCGGCTTCAATAGCTTCGACTTCTGATGTGACACGTGCTGTTAAAACTGCCTCAAAAATGTTTGCGGCCTTAACTTTGAACTCTTCGCTGAGATGTTCTTCGTCTGCGAACAAGGCTTCTAGGTCAGCCTCGAAAAGTGCTTCGGCTTCTTCATCAGTGTCTTCTTCTACAAGTTCTTCAGCTTCGGCTTCAACTTCCTCAACTTCATCTTCTTGCAAAACTTCTTCTTCTGCTTCTGCTTCAACAACTTCGTCTTCAACAATAACTTCTTCTTCTTCTGACTCTTCAACTTCTTCTTGGTGAACGTTACCAGCAGATGTAGACTGAGCTACAACTTTTCTGGGGTCTTCCTTATCGTCGAAGTTAGGTGCCTTACCAGCGCCTTGTCCTGCTGGAAGAGTATTGTCTTTAGAAGACTTAGCAGATGCTGCCTTTCCTACCTCTGATGTTAATCCGGCTTCTGCATTGCCAGTACCACTAAGGTCTTGCATTTCAGGATTTGGATTAGAATCGCCTTGGGTAGGGTTAGTAGCATCACCTTGCTGCTTATCTAAAGGACGGTTTGCGGCGCCCTCCATAAGTTCTCTAATTTTGGATTCTACTCCCATTGTTTTCTCCCTTTTACGGTTGTTTAGTTTACTTCTAAATTATATTTATATTTATTTAAATTTTGGACAATTTATTCAAGAAACTTTCAAAAACTTTTAACTTTGTTGCCTCAAGTTCTCTTGACTGAGCCTTTTTAATGGCTTCCTGTGCTAAATAAGCGTCTTGTTCTTTCCAAACACCATTAACAAAAGCCCACTCTTTATTCTCCATAATACCACGTACAAAGGCGTCTGGTGCTGAGGGGTCAGCTACAATGTCTGCTGCTGTTGCTAACATAAAATCGTCCTGGACTTCGTTAACACCATCCTTGGTCTCTTTAAGAGTACCTAACCCTCTTGAGCTAACACCAAGGTTAGCACCTTCGTCTATAAGTTCCTTGACGATTCTACCCATAGGCGTGTCAAGAATCTTTGCCTTTCCAATAAAATTGTCTCCGTCCTCTTTTAGACCGACAATCATATGTGAAACTCTATCTAAATTAATTGTAGGACCATCAGGGTGACCAAGTTCGCCGTAGGCACGTTTTTTATCGATGTTCTCTTTAGTGTAACGTGCAACCTCTTTCTCCATGATCTCTCTAGGATACATACGTCCATTTCTGTTTGTAATGTTAGACTGTAAGAAAGGCCCTTCAATAAAGTAAGACTTCTTACCTGTCTCTTCATTTAACTCAGAAAGGTATTTAATTTCTTCTGTTACTTCTGTAATAAGTTTCATGTTATCCTAAACTCCCTAAAGCACCTTGATGCTGTTGTGATCCATAACCTGCGGATTTGTTAAGTTCGAGAATGAGAACTGCATCACCATTAGAAATATTAATGTCAATGTCTGATGTGTTTTCTGTGTTCTCAACGAAACCATACCAATCGGTAAACCCTACACCGTGCAAGTGTGCAATAGTTGTGCCGTTTCTAGCAATTGTAATTGCAGAGTTTTTATCGCAGTACCAGTGTATCTTTGTAATGTTTACTTCTGGTGTGCCTACCGTTTCGGATGCCTTTTTGATATCAACATCCAAGTCGATTGTCCCTGTGTCCCCGCCAGTTCCGCTGACTCTGACGACGGCTTGGACTTGTGTCAACTTTAAATTAGAACTAGCGAATGCCATCTATGTGTCTCCCGGTTATTAATTACTTCTTCTTATGATTACCGTGAGAGCCTTCTTCCAAAACTTCTACATCTGGATCGTCTATCTCTACGGTTTCTACTCCATGCTCAAACATTACTTTGTACCAAGAAACATGCCCCAAGTCATCTGGTTGTGCATGTTCCCCTAAAATAGGTGTACCCTCTTTCCACTCTTTGTGGAAAATTTTGCTTGCGCACATGTGTTGATCGCCTGGCAAAGAACCTTTCTCTACGCCATCAACAGGTGCCTCAGCGATGTCATCTACTTCAACACCATTTCTAAAATCTTTAAACGTCTTCATCGTCGTCTCCTGTTTGTTGGTCTAGATCCACAGTTTCAGGTTCTGCGGCTGGGTCCACTTCATGTATGTGTTCCTCGCCGTCTGCCAAACCCATTGCTTGCAAATCTGGATTTTTAAATACGGATGAAGCCAAATCTGCCTTAAAATCATTTATAGCATTATTAGCTCTATCCTGCATAATTGAATTAAACTTGTCCTGGACCTCACTAGCTTTTCCACTAGCAATGCTGTCCATCATATCTTTAATCGCCTGTTGTTGGTCCATTATCTTCTCCTTCTTGATCTGGATTAAGAGGCTGTTCTAACATCATCTCTCTTTCCATTTCTTCAATCTCTTCATCTGTTAGCATTAAAATATTTTTTTGTACATACTTTTTGCTGTACAATGTGCCTATATAACTAGACACTCCGTTTAAAACTTCTACCCTGCTTCTTAAAATTTCTTGATTTTTTGACTCTGTATAATAAGCGTCAGAAGCAAATTCGTATATAATGTCATCTCTGATAGATTTCCAATCTTCTTCTGTAATTACTTTCTTTAAAACTAATTGTGTCTTAAGCAAGTCATCAAAGATGATAGCAAATTTATTTCTTAACTTAGCAACGAACTTTGTAAATTTTAATTCGTCTCTATTAATTTCTGCAGCTCTGCCAAAGTTTAAACCTGCTTGCTGCTGTAGGCGAGAAACCGGAACATTTAAAGACTGATACAATTTCTTTTGAAAGTATTCAACGTCCTCAATCTGCCCCAAGTTTTGTCCGGCGGGGAGTGTGTCTATATTTGTGCCGTTGCTACCTTCTCTACGTGGAAGCCAAAAATCTTCCAACATAGACATAAACTTCTTATCGTCTCTAATCTCGCCAGTGGATGCATCGTATACTAACTTATTACGATAACGATCCATAATGTCTTTTAGATATTGTTCTGCCTTTTGCGCTGGCAAGTTACCAACATCTACATAAAATATCCTTCGTTCTGGCGCCCTTGTAATACGATAAATTACAACAGCGTTTTCCATCATTCTAAGTTGATTAGCGGGCCTTATTGCCTTATGTAAGTAAGATAAAGCAATTCCTTTATCTTGATCTACTAACCCACTTGGCGCGTATGTTATCGCGTCTTTAGTAATCTTTAAGGCCTGATCGTTAGCTGTGGCCTTATATTGTCCTGGCTTATTAGCAATGCCTTTGTCATTAAAAATAAAGAACTCTTCTACACTCTTAACAAACTGTATACCATCTGCGTTCTTTTCTTTTTTAACTTCTCGGACCTTTGTAATTTTTCTAGGGTCAATATATCTAATGTCCCTAATACCTTGCCGAGGCTTTTCCATGTCGATAACTTTGTGGAAGTACATTCTTCCATCAATGTACCAACGTCTAAAGTAATCCTGTGCTCTATTTTTAAAATCTAAAATATCTGTTATATTTTCAAACTCTGCTAGAATTTGTTTTTTAACAGAAGCACTTAATTGTACCTTATCCAAATTTAAAGTAATTGGATCTTCATCTTCTAAATTACTTAGACTATCATTGACAATATCCTCAATGGCAGCATCCACGTCAGCCATTAAGGATATGTCTCTATACCTTTTAATAAGCTCGGCTTCATTATTAGCAACCCCTTCTATATCTAGATAGGTGCCGTAATAGCCACCGGCTCTAATGCTCTCTACTGAGCCCTCGTCGGAAGGAGCCACAAAGGATTTCTCACTTTGTGGCATCTTCTCTCGAGTTATGTTAAACCCAAAAATCTTCATATTATATTAAACTCTTACGGTCGCCTTAAACGACGTCGTAATTCTGATACTGGAATGTAACTGTAAACTCTTCGATAATATCGTTCTGTGCATACTGGAGTGCAATTTCTGACATTTGAATCGGAAATGCACTTCTTAATGTATATGTGCCGCCTGGCAATACATCGTCGTTACGGTCCAAGTGCTGAACTACGATATCGGCTTGGTAATCTGATGGATTTAGAGTACCTTCGTTATCTTCTTTGCCGTTCATCCCTTCCATCCAGAGTTCGAAAGCTTGTCTTAAAGACTGGCTTGTGTCGTTTACAATAGTAATTGTCCACGGATCGAAAATTCTTTCGCCTGCCAATTTTACTTCACGACCTCTGTACTGTATAATAGCTGGGTTAACAGTTGAAGCAGGAAGTGCTGCACCTGTAACCAATAAGCTATATGACGGATCAACGCCTGGAACATAACTAGGGAAGCCTAATAACACCCTAAACTGATTAGGACGTGCTCCACCTGCGCCAAGTCGGGCTTTAAATTCTGAAATATTCATTAATGTCTCCTATTTACTTTTTATTTATAACCCTTAAGCGCCAACTTCCTCAAAAGAAACTCCTGTTCTTGTTGCGATGAAGTTAAGTTGAATAAAGTTAATAGACTTCGCAGGCTTCAAGTAAATGTCTGCAACAAACTCTTGTCTGTCAATTACTTCTTGAGTATTGTTGTTTTCATTACATACCACTTTAAAGTCATATAAACCTTTTCTGCCTTGAACGTCTCTCAAGAAAGGCTCTACTAAGCTAGTGAACTGTGCTCTTGTGAAAGCATCGTTAAATTCAAATAGCTGGAACTTAGCTGCTGTAGCTATTGCTTTTTCTAATACAATAAACAATCTTCTAACGTTGATTCTGTCGAAAGCGGAAGGCTTGTCTAACATAGTTCTGTCACCAAATAACAGGATGCCAGAGCCAGGGAAACCAACAATCGGGTTAACGCCTGCTTTGTAAATTGTATCTCTGTCTGTTTTCTTAGGTGAGTAAGCTAGTTTAACAGCATTCTTAATTTGACCTCTGTTGTAACCTGCTGGCGAATACCAAGGATCTGCTACTGTGTCAGTAATAACACAAAGTCCTGCGGTGTCACCGTTACAAGGAACAGTTCTATAAATGTCGTTGTATCTGTCGTACATTACTTTCCATCCACTGTCCATAACGGAGTAAGATGTTGTAGTGTAAGAATTTCTATCAGAAACAATGTCTGCTGCCTCTGAACCTGCGTTGTTTACTACGCTAGATCTCTGAGGTGAAACAAATGTTAAACAGTCTTTTCTTACTGTAGAAACATTGTCCTGAATCCACTTACCTACTGTAATGCTATGTCCTGCGGCCATGATCAAGGAAACGTCTACCTGCTCATCATTAGCAAATAGTTCGTAACCATTCTGAAGATCTCCGTCGCTAGGAGCTGCATCTGCGCCTGCTTGTAAAGAAGCATCTGCTACAGATGGTGCAATGTCCGTATCGTCCAAGACCTGGAACGTTGTTCCTGCCATGTTAGAACCCCAGTTAGATGCAGAAGCATCTTTCTTGGCTGGGTGATCCATCCAGTGAATCCACTCACTTTCACGATTAAGAACATTTTTATAATAGTTAGTTTCGCCCACAGAGTTTGTAGCGTCTACTGCTTTAGACAATCCTGCAAATTTTTCTAGGATTGTGCCTGCGACTCCTGTAATAGCTCCGTCTTCGTCAATGACGATAACGTGCATCTCATCTTGAGAACCGCCTGCTGCTGTAGCAGAAGCTGTGGTACCTGGAGTGTAATCGAAGTTACCTGCATAAGTCCACGTGCTAAAAGTTGCGCTGTCTGCGAAGGATACCTTAATGCTATTGCCTAAGGTTCCTGGGAATTTTGCTGCCCACATACCAACAGAATTATTTCCGCCGGCGTGGTTAAAAGCGTAATCATCAGCGTTCGATACAAGTACGCCTGCTCCAGATGCTGTAGCATTTAAAGCAGTGCTTCCAACTTTACGCACAACCTGAAGGTTGTTGCCATAAGCAAGGAAAGAAGCAGCTGTAAACCATACATCTGCTACGTCATTGTCAGGAACACCAAAGTATTTTCTTAAATTATTTTCTGAATCTATAGTGCGAATCTCGCCAACTGGACCCCACTTGAAATAACCACAGATGCCGCCAGATGTGGTAGCGACCGCAGGTACTACAGTAGTTAAATCCTTTTCTGTAACGAGTACGCCTGGTGATAGCTGAAAAGCCATGTTTTTCTCCTCGGTTTATTATGAATGACACAAGTTTTGTTTCATTCAATTATTTATAAAAATTAAAATTTAAGTCCTAATTCCTGTACTTTTTTTGCGTATTCTTCGTCCAACAACCAGTAGTCTCCGCCAATAACTTCTCCTTCTGGCTCATCATTTGACTTACGCATAACAAATGGCGTAAGATTTTGCTGAATACTTTTCATTTGCTGGTTATATAATCCCTCTCTAGTGTTTACATCTGTTAATTCCTTAAAAAAAGGATTAGCAGATAACCAACCAAATAATACCATACACATTACACAATCATCGTGATATCCTTCATCTGCCTGATAAGTATTACCTTTTTCAACAAACGTTGACATCTCATGTATAATGTCTGCGTCAAAACATAGAAGTTTTTGCTCTTCCATTAAAGATTTAAAAGCAAAACACCCCTGTCTCTTTACTTGTTTAGAAGTAGTTACTCCTAATTTAGTAGTTCTTCCAAAACCAGGAGACACAAACTGTCGTCCTTTCTCGGTTACTGTACTAAAAATATTATCGTATTCTATTTCCTCATGTAATATTTGTACGACTTGTTGGCCTATGTCGTTTGTTTCTACTAAGACATAAGCATTATTATAATCTTTTCCCACCTTAGATACCACTTCTGGGTATAACATAGGTGCGATCTTGTTATCTCTATACTTTGCTACAACCTTATAGGGCATTTCTGTTATATCAAAAACAACAAAGGCGGAATAATCTCCACCTATACCCCTAGCAGTGTCTACCGTTATAGCATAGAACCTATTTTCTTTAGGCTCTTCATATATATCCAAACCATTATTTTGAAAAACAGGATCAATTGAACTTAAATTAGCAATAGTTCTAGCATTAATAAGTGTATTAGATGACCCTAAAAATTCACATAAAACCTCTTGGTTGAATTTTAGCTCGCCAAGAAGTTTAAATTGTTCTTCTGCCCACTTCTCGTCTCTTCCTGGAATCTCGCTATAGTGAATAAAATGATTTACAAACCCATTAGCATTCTTTTCTGATTCGTTCCAAAACTTCCAGAAGTGGTTGTAACCCAATGGAGTAGATGTGAGAAGAATTTTTGTTGTCT